ATGCGCGCCGGTTTACTTCCAAGTCGGCCCGCATGAATTCCTTTAATTGTTCAAGTAGCGTTTGCGTGTATGCGCTGTAAATCTTCGATTGCGATTCCCGTAATTCCGAAACAAGCTTGTTTAACTGCGCCTTCGAAAGACCGTCAAGGGTCTTATAACGAACACGGCCAAGAAGGCGCGTTAGTTCCAAGTTTACTTCGCGAAGTACGAACCCGAATTGTCGGGACTGCCAAACTTTCACGTCTTCAACGTAAACAGCAAGGCGCGTCGCAATATCGTACAGCCGCTTATTGTCCGATAGTGCCATGATTGCGCCCCTTATTAGCTGTTGCCCACATTATCGCCGCCGCTACCATCGCCCGGCACGTTAGCCGGGGCAGCAAGGGCCATTGCTTCGGCGGTATCCTTGGCGATTTTTTCTTTCGCCTTGGCGTCGTCTTCGGTTGCGACGCCAGCTTTACGCAAGCCGGTTCGCATTTCTTCGAAGGTAATTGCGCCTTTCTGCCATTCTTCAACAAGCGAACGGCGTTCGTCCGGCGTCATGCGGGCAATGTCGAAATCTGTATTCAGTTCGAACTTAACGCCGCTGTCGGCTTGACCGACCCAACGGGCCGCCCATTTCAACGCCCATTCAAAGGCCGCCGAAACGTTCTTGGTTGCGGTCGAAAGCGTCGAACCTTCCGAAGCGGCTTCCAATTCGGCTTCGGTTGCCGTGCGCTGTACTTCCTTTTGTTCGACAAGCTTTGCGCCAAGTGCGACCATTTGGCGTTCTTTGGTATCCATTGCTTCTTTAAGCATGGTGTTTTCGGATGCTTGAAGCAACTTCGCATCGGCCCCGGCAGGAAGCGGAATACCGCCGCGCGAACCGAAGTTAACCGAACCTTTAAGAACGTTCGTAACCCATTCTTCGGTTAGTCCGATAAGAACCGGCGTCGGCTGTCCGACGATATAACAACTTTCTTCGTAATCCGCCGAATTGCGATAATGCGCCATGTTCAGCGACGCAAGGTCGTAAAAGTTCGGGTTATCCGGGTTCGAATCGTTGTTTTCCGAACCGATGAACATAAACGGAATTTCGGTAAGACGATTGCCCTTTGCGTCCGTTGGTTTGTAAACGACGTGTTGTTGGTAATTGCCTTTCGGAATCTTCGTACCGTCGGCTTTGGTCGGCTGCGGTTCGCGCCAAATTTCGTGGACGTAATAACCTTCTTCGTCCAAACGCAAAACGCGGAATTGCCCCGACGTTTTCATTTCAAAACCATCATCGGCAGCGCACCAAGTTTCGAACAGTACGACCAACGATAAAACTTCTTCCGCGCCCCGGTCGGTCGTTCGCCAATTGATAATTTCGGTCGGCGCGTAAACGTACAGGGTCGGACGAATGCGCCCGGCTTCAAGGTCGGCAATCGACGCGCCGCCTTCGGCTTCGGTCGTCGGGTAATCGACCAACAGACCGGCGCGGGAATACGCAAGGTTCAGCGATACGGCCTTTTTCGCAAGCTGCGTAAGGTTGATACCCGAACCCGTCGCGTTCGCGACAAGCGGGTTCAGCAGCGCCGGAACCTTAATAACCGGGTCGCGCATGAACACTTGACCGACCAAGCCGAACAGGGTTCGACGGGCTACGTTATAGAAAACGGCCCGCTTCAAGTACGCTTCGTAACGCGCCTTATTTTCTTTCGATTGGTCTTCGGCGTTCGGCATCGGAAGATAAGTCGTCCGCGCGCCTTTTACCGTTGGTTCGCCCGCGATTGCGTCGCGAATCAGGTAATACAGCGGCAGTAGCTTACCAAGTTCGGGGCGAATAAATGAAACGTTCGGCATGATTTGGGTTCCTTTAAGTTGGCATAACAAGTTTGAATTTCGCTGCCGCTTTGTTCGCGCCTTTCAATACGCGATAACGCACCATATCGTAACAATGGTCTTCGGCGGTTGTGTCTACGTCGTCCAATTTCTTTTCGTCGCGCGGCAGTGTGGGCAGCAAATCAATACTTGCAACGCAATTCGACATAAAGTATATACCCGGCCCTTCGCGATTAACAGACGCTTCTAGCCGGTCGCGGAAAAGTTGCAACCCGATTACGCGCGAACCCGGCGACTTGTCCGATTCCGTCCAACGAACGCCCTTCTTCGACATAAGCTTTTCGGTCGTGTCTAGTTCGCTGTCGATTACTTGGCGAATGCGGTTGTCGGCAGGGCCGGGCCAAGGCTGCGAATAAATCCAGCCGTTCGCCATTAGCGAAATTTCGCGGTCGATTATGCCTTGTGCGATATTCGACGCCGAAAGCTTCAAACCTTTATTCGGTATGTATTCGCCCTTTTCGTCTTTCGCGCATCCGTACCATTCGAACAACTGAACAAGCGAACCCGGTTGCGGGCAAAACGTAAATTCGGTGCCATCCGAAAGAACTATGGTCGCTTCGGTGCCGTCCGCTTCCGCCCACCAGCCCACACTAAACGGATGCGAAGACCCGTCGTCGTATGTTCTGTCGATTCGCCAGCTTGGCGGAATGACGAAGCGCGGTACAACGTGTATATGCGATTGCCAAAGGTCGTCGATTGCGCCGCCTGCGGTAACGTCCCAATCGCCGTAAAGCCAAGCCTTCCGCAAGTTCGGTTCTTTGATACTTTCCAGTTCGGCGATATACGAAGCCGGAAGGTATGGGTTTTCCTTATACGAACCAAAGATAGCGATTTGGCTAATTACGTGCGTTTCTTCTTTTTCGGTCGCCGGGTTGTAAATCTGAATTTCGCGACGAACTACGGTGCCGCGCGGGGCAATCGTGATAAAGCGACGTTTTACCCAATTGTGACCGGGGCCGCTTGGGTTCGTCGTGCTGAATACTTCGCACTTTACAGGCGGCAGCGGTTCGCCGTTCGGCGTCAAATAGCGCCCGGTTTTCGGGTCTTTCGGCGTGTCTTTTACCGGGTCGAACGTACAGCGGTTGACCGACATAAATTTGTCGTAAAGGGCGCCGCTTGGATGCTTCGTATGTTCGTTCCAACCGATAAACGGGTATTCGTGGCCGTGGAAGCCTTCGTAATCCG